TCTAACAAGTCCATTTTTGTTGCAAAATCGCTATCCATTAGTATTTTGTTAACATCATGCTTGTCTAGCATGTATTCTACCCATTTTTCTGTTGCGGGTATTTTGTAATATTGAACTATTGCTTTTTTGTTACTACGGCTTGCATATTTGCTAATGTAAGTACGAGCTAACATATAGCCTCCTTATAACAAGACTATACATTATATGCAAAACATGAATTATGTGCAACGGTTGCTAAATTAGCAAGTGCTTAAAATAATTGTAATGGTCCTCAATCGACCAAACAGCCAAGTTAATCAAAGTACCATCGTGAGTTGTAAATTCTGCTTCAAATACATTACTGTATCGTAGAAACGGCAACCACATATCCGGAGTATGAGCGGCCCAGCCCGCATCCTTTAATTGCATATGCTTTGCACGACTCAAGCGAACTGTAGGCGCATTAAGTGCCTGTTGGACTGTTAACACATTTGCAAGGAGAAGGTCACGAATCCTTGCAGCAGGTATTAAATGCTCAAAGTCACAATCCTCATCTGCCCCAACTTCGTGGTAGTGTGCTCGCATACCATCACGTTGTTTTATACAGTATTCGTGATATCTACGTAGGTAGTAATCAATGTCATTACGTATTTCGCGCAATAATTGTTGATCATTTTCTACAGCATGATATTCTTCTACTAAACGAATAAGATTTTTTGTGCAATAATCTGCTACCGTTTTATAGGTAGCAGATGTACGCAAGGTTTTACCGTAGTTAGGCGCAGTAAAATTATCTAGCGATTCTTTTAGCATTACATTTCCTCAGGAAAGAGTCCTGGAGCAATGTTACCTGCTTCGATACCTACCTTACTACCGTCACCGTGATAAGGCAAGTTAATTTTGCCACCGTTACGAATATATAGTTCACGAAGGAAATTGCTCATAGCCAACGGAGCGTTCCAACCTGCGCCAGGATGACTATGTTCCCATTGGATTTTAGCTTTACTATGAAGCAAATGAGAATCTTTAAAAGATTTCTTACACTTAACAAGAACTTCTTTCATCCAGCCCGCAGGCAGTTTATCTTTGATATTAGTACTAGACAGTCGATACAATTCGTACAATCCAATATAAACACCTTGATCAATTTCTTCTTTCATTGGGAAAGTATCTTTGATAGCAGAAAGAATATCGTTTAATACTTCACCCTTTTCGTCAATTTCAATGCCTTTCTGTGCATACTTAAAATGGCTAAAGAAGTAATCGTTGTCACCACGTAGTGTAGCACTTTTACGAGTACCTTTATCTTCAAGATCAATTTTGAGTATGTCAAATTGATCTTGCATTACACGGGCGCGAACGTTTTTCATTTCACGACTGCCATTCTTGTAACGAACAAGTGCGTTACGATGCAGGTCGCCGGGAGACAATCTTTTAACGCCAGAATCATTGAGTACTTCAAAGGCAAATGAAGGGAAATTAGGATCGTCAGTGTCTACTACTGCTCCAGGTATCTCTTCATACCCAAGAATAGCCGCAGCAATGGTACGATGTTGGCCATCGTATGTGTCTATAGTTTTTTTACCAACTACTTGGCACGCCGATACGGGACTGCAAATACGCGGATCCCATTTTTTCATTATATTCTTAACGTGATCGTGAATTACGTCACGTTGGACTTCGTAGTCGATATAAAGACTTGAAATAGGAACCATATTACTTTTTGGAAAAGTATGCGGGCTTAAAATAGCCATGGCTTTCCAATTATCTAGGTCTTGCTGTGAAACGTTGAAGTGGGAAATAAGAGTTTGTTTTACTTCTGCTGCTACATCCGTGAGTTTACGAGTAAGGCGTTTAGCCATATTGATTCTCCAGTTTAGGGTTGATTACAATGCACTATGCATTTACCAACTGCCGACGAATACAATATTCTTCTAGCAGTTAAGAGTTGTTATATTACAGTAATTTTTTAATTCAGTCAACCGTAGTTGATTAAATTGGACAAACACGTATCTAAATCTCCACTGTGTAATGTTAGCATAACAGCAATGGTTTGGTCAAAAACGTAGATTTGGTCAACCTTTTTTACGTAATAAGGTTTGGGCATAGCCCTTTCTAATAGGATAAAATGTTTAGGTATAATTTTTGACTGAAGATTAACCTTAATATATTGATCTTCCTCAATTAAAGAAATCGCTAATTTGCTAAGTCTTAAACTTTGATGATTGGTAGGATTCCACCATACGTCACTTCTTTGAATTCCTGGCAAATTACTGAACAATAAGTCTTGCCAATAAGCCTGAGATCTAGTGTCCTCAGACATGATATATTATTGTGAGGGTTTTTTCTGTGTAAAAACAGTTTCGCCTTGGCTAAGGAGTACTACTTCAAACTTATCTGTTTTAAATAATGTGTTAAGTTTTTTAGCTAGATTTATTGCATGTCCGCTATTTGAAAAACTTACTTTTTTGTATTTGGGTCCTGGGTAGTTAACTAGTATATTGTAAGTTTTAAGATTGATAGGTTTGTTGTCGTAATAAACCGCCCAGATGCCTTCAGAGCTAAGTACCTGATCGCTTTTATAGTTAACTTTGTTAACATGCTCTAGTAGCACGTTTGGCTTTGGTCTGGACATATATAAATTCCTTACTGTTTATTTATCTTCTTTATCTGCGTATATTATTTAAACCCGCCGCCGTCCATAACAACAGATATAGTATCTGCTCCGGAGTTGGAATCTCTTATTTTTTGATTTAATTCTGCCAATTTAGCCAGCAAATCAAATATATCTGCATGTAAATTTCTAGCTTCTGCAGAACTGAGTACCAGCTCTCTTTTTTGAGTTTGATTCATTGCTTTAACTTTATCATTAAACATTTGAACGTGTAAGCTAATATTATCCATTATTTTTCCTTAATTGTTGTTGCATATCATCTTCAGTAAAGTATGGACCTTGATACGAATATCTACTCAGTGTAATTAGTTTAGGACAGTATGCAGCAGTCCATTGATTTTCAAATTTTACTAGATAATATCCAGCACAAAAGAAACTTTTTGATTTTTCTGTTTTTGTATATACTGGAAGTTTTCTACTAACATCATACAATTCGTTATAAGCTTTACCACGGATTGGATATCCGTAAACAGTATTATTTTTTATAACTTTTTTCTTTTCTGGTTTGCCAAAAGAAATATTATATCTTTTTGAAAGAACTTTAATTGAAGGAAATGGTTCGCGTTTGTCATCGTGAACATAAACATACTTTCCATCATCGGTAGCCTGTATCGTGGCAATTTTATTACCATGATCTTCTACTACCCAGAATTTATTTTTTACTATTGGCTTGGCAACTAGATCACTCATGTGTCTTAGATAATGTATAATGTGTTATAATTTTGCCTAGTTCTTGTCCTAGATCTTGATGGTCACCAATTACATATAAATCATCCTTATCACCAACACCAACACCACCTGCTACTTTGATAACATAACCACCATATGCAGTATGTACATCAAATGATATTTTCTTATTAGGTAGTTTTTTATTATCTAACGCATAACCTCCAAGATCAATTTGTGATATCTGACCTATAGATATAGGACTTATTCCAGAGGCAGATGATCCTGTCATTGTATATGTACTCATAATTTTATTTGCTCCAACATGATTGCTTGTGCTACCTGTTTAGCGAAATCCTCGTCTTCGTGAATCATGTATAATGTGCCGTCATGACGATCTGTCTTGGCATTATATACTCTACATTCAAGAACATGGCCGCCTACAGCTTTGTATAAACTGAAATTCAATCCCTCTTGTCTAGGAGTGTCTCTTGATGCCGCCACTACTGTTTCTCGTAGCTGTATAGGTTCTTCTTGTTGCAACCAATTTCTTAATGCTCGCCGTAACCAATTCATTGTTGTTTCTCCTCTTCTTGACATAACACTTTCATTATTTCATATTTGTCGTGCAAATCTTTTAAACCAGGATGCCGAGACATTAACGATTGTAATCGTTCTTCTTCTTGCATTTTCTTTACTGCCCAATCTAATGCCTGCTGTGCATAATCGCTTAAAGTAATGTTTGCTGTAGTATCAACGGAAAACCACGCTATGCCATTGTATACTTCGATGGTATTTGAACTGGTATTCCAGCGTAACATGCCCGCACTTTGAGCGCCTGGACTTATTGGCGGAACATTCCCGTAACCTGGATTAATTTGAATATGATTGCTACTACTGTAAATATTTTTTATCATATATATTCAATCATTAAGACGCTGATTATAAACCCTATACTAAGATAAGTCAAAGCGTGTAACAGCTGATCTACTCCGATCCAAAACCAAAATGCATCAGTGTTAGTGGATAGCTTTACAGTGACTCTACGATGTGCCAGGTCCACTGAGTAGTGAATTACCGCATCTATTACAGCTAACATTACACTGGCTTGCAGGGTTAAAAAATGCATTAGTATCACATAAGTTAATGCACCGTGTAATCCGGCATGTTGCAAACCACCCAGTCTACCAAAGTGCCCTTTATCTTTAAGCATACGATCGCTTTGCCAGCAAAAGTCTGCTAAAAAGTGTTTAACAAATAATAAGGCTAAGATTAGCCAAGTTGTCATTTACTTAATTCTTCCCATACAAGTTCTTTGTCATAAACATGACTGCGGAGACTAATATAATTTCTTGCCAGGGCTTGGTGTATAACTAAGGCATGATCCTTTGGACATTCGGGATGAATAATCAGTGCTGCACGAGCAGCCATTTTTAAATTATCATGAACAAAAAAATCAGGATCGCCTTGATTGATTTCGCGAATGGTCATAAGGTGCCTTCTTCGACTACTGTATTAGTCCAATTCCTGCCACGAATATACCGTTGTGCTTGTTCTAAGGTATCAAACATTTTGAAGGCAGAACAGGCACCGTCTGGACTGTAGGATTTGAGTGTGCGCCAATACTTAAATCCAAAAAGCCATCGTACTTCGATTTGTATAGTGTAAAAAGTTACAGCATTGCCGTCTTCGAATTTTACAATTCTATATCTATCAGTCACGCCGGATACTCCGCACTCAAGAATTCCGAAAAACTCTGACTTTGCTCACTCAATCTATTCAATTCATACTTGCCACAAAACTTCAAGAACTGTGCTCCTACCATAGGTCGACTTTTCTTAACAGCATTAGTAGTTATTGTTTCCGCAATCTTGGCCTTGATCTCCGCTGGTTGTGCAGTGAGATCCACTAGCACTCGATTGCGTTCATAATCATCTAACACTCGATGCTCCACACCATTATGGTCTGTCCATCGCTGGAGCATGAGATTGTTCCAAGCGAATCCTTTTTTATGTTGGTCAGCAAAAGCTTCAGTGAGACCAATTTTGTTCTTGGAACCCTTGGTCCTAACACCCGGGTAGGCGGAAAAGATATTATCTGTCGGATCTCCACGCATGCACTTTTCAAACAGAATCCATTGCGGATCAGGTATGACTTTGGGTGCCTTGGTCTTTTTATCAATTACCAGTTTACCTTTTTTATCAAGGATACCCTCTAGCGTGTGGAGTTCGTCGGCAACACCGTTATATTGCTGTACATTCGGCGCAAGTAACTGGTAGAAGTCGGTATCGGAGGAAATGATAACATGATTGTCATTGGGGTGTTGGTGTATGAATCCTGCAATAAGATCATCTGCTTCAAGTTCTGGATGTTGAAGAACTGTGCAATTAGTCTTTTCTGACAGGAACGTTTT